AAAAATTTATGGTAGCTTCTGCACCTACTTCCCATACATTTACAATTACAATGGCTTCTACGGAAACAGGAACACCATTAAGTAATTCAGGCTCGGCTTCTACATTATGTTATTACCATGTAGGACCTTCTCAACAATTAGGTGGCTATGGTTGGGGTACAGCTAACTTTGGCGGAACTGCATCAGGTCCAGCAACCACTACTCTCGCTTCTGGTATTAATGACACTGTCACCGATATTCCTTTAACTAGTTCTGCTGCTTTTCCTTCGTCAGGAGAAATTAGAATTGGATCAGAAGATATAAGTTTTACTGCCAACGATACAAGCACAGGAATTCTTAGTGGAGGTGCCAGAGAAGTTAATGGTACAACTAAAGCAGCGCATAGCGGAGGAGACACTGTCACTGATATTTCCGATTATGTAGCATGGGGTGACCCATCTTCTGCTGACTTTACAATTGATCCAGGATTATGGATACTAGATAACTATGGAACAAAATTAATTGCACTTATTTATAATGGAAAATGCTTTGAATGGGATGCAGCTGGAGCAGGAGCTACATCTACCCGAGCCACAGTTATTGCTAATGCCCCGACTGCCTCACGGCATGTTTTAGTATCGACTCCCGATAGACACTTAGTTTTCTTTGGAACAGAAACAACCATTGGTACAACTAGTACACAGGACGATATGTATATTAGATTCTCTTCTCAAGAAAGTATTGATGCATCTGATTCTTATACCGTTAAAGCAAACAATACCGCAGGTACACAAAGGCTTGCAGATGGCTCTAGGATTATGGGGGCTATTAAAGGTAGGGATGCAATTTATGTATGGACAGATACTGCATTGTTTCTAATGAAATTCGTTGGTCAACCTTTTACCTTCTCGTTTGAGCAGGTAGGTACTAACTGTGGATTGTTAGGAAAGAACGCTAACGTTGAGGTAGATGGTACAGCTTACTGGATGTCTGAAAATGGTTTCTTTATGTACGATGGTCAATTAAAATCATTACCGTGTTTAGTAGAAGATGCTGTTTATGATGACCTTAACTCAACAGCAAGGGATCTTGTTAATGCAGGATTAAATAATTTATTTGGTGAAATAAGCTGGTTTTATTGTCAAGATGGGTCTGATGTTATTGATAGAGTGGTAACATATAACTATCTAGACTCTACTATTAAACGTCCTATATGGACAACGGGAACTTTAGCCCGAACAGCTTGGGCTGATTCATCCGTATTTCCTAAACCGCATGCAACTTATTATGGTGAAAGCGATGACGCTTCTTTCGATGTTACTGGTAATACAGATGGAAGTACTATATATTATGCCCAGGAAACAGGGACCGATCAAATTGTGGCTGGAGGAACTGTGACAGCCGTTTTAGGATCTATTACATCTGGTGATTTTGATATTACCCAGAAAAAAAGTACCACAGGAACTACTGTAGGTATGCCAGATCTTAGAGGAGACGGAGAATTTATTATGAGAATAAGCAGATTTATACCAGACTTTATTTCACAATCGGGGAACACACAAGTTAGTTTTGTAACTAAAAATTATCCAAATAGCTCTGGAACTACGACAAATTTTAGTGTTGATTCCACTACAACTAAAAAAGACACAAGATTAAGAGCACGATCTATTGCTATTAAAGTTGCAAACACAAGTACTTCAGAAGACTGGAAACTAGGTACTTTTAGATTAGACATACATCCAGGAGGAAGAAGATAATGGCTTTTTACGAAGGCATCGATGAAGAAATATACGAAGGTGGTGATCACTATGTACCTATGCAGCAATTTAGGTTAAACAAATTTAATAATACAGTGGCACCAGCGCCACCGGAAATTACAGAACAAGCAACTCAAGAGTTTGGAATACCTTACACTAATGCATTCACCGGTGGAGGTGATAACTTAGGTGGTTGGGGTTTGTTTGGTAATTTAGACAAAAGCACACAAAAAACTTTTAGTAAACAAGTATGGGAAGATGCAGATGCAAATGTTCCAGGCTCAGGTGGATGGGTAACCAAAAATGTTAAAGGATGGTTAGATCCTAAAAGTGGTAATTACAAAACTTACGAAGGTAAAAATATTGATCACGCTGGTTTGTTTACAGGTGCGCCCGAGGAAGGGGATATTGAAGGCACAGGTTTTCAGTTCCCTAGTATAGTGGGTGGAATTGTTCAGTGGTTAAAAAATAAAACCCAAGGTGTAAAAGACAAAGTCACTGGCGGTAAGGATGAGGTAAAAGATCAAACAATTGTGACCGGTACGAATCAAGAAGGAGACCAGTCGGGAATGGCACAAGGAAGTGATACACCACCAAATCAAGGTACTTCACAAGGAGACCATTGGTCTAGTGCGCATTCAGATCTAAAGCAAGAACCTAGCGGAGACTATAAATTTGCTGATTATAAACACGGCGGTATTGTAAGCATGTTGGGTCGAGAAGGTTTTAAAACAGGTGGCAGACAAGATGCTGAAGGTGGAGAAAATCAATGGAAAGCAGGTGTTGGTTTAATTAATGAAGGAGGAGATGTCCTAAGTACTGCAGGTATGGGTGGGCAAGGTGATGGAAATAATCAAGGTAATACAGGAGGGGTGACTCAGCTTAACACTGATTTAATAAGTACAGAACCTTCTATAGAGGCCATGTACAGTCCTTTGGAACTGGCTACTCTAAGAGCAAGACTATATAATAAAGATCTTTTAACAGAAGACAATATTAATTTAGAGGGTGAGTTAAGTGGTAGTAATAATCTCATTGACTATGGTATAAATTTTACAGGTGAAGGAATAACTGGTTCTAATGTAGGGATAGGTCCTTTCGAAGTAAACATGGATCCACACAAAAATATAGAGAACATATCATTGAATCAGGACATAGGTAATTGGAATGTTCAAGGTAACACAGATCTGGAAAACTATGGTCTTGGAGTAAATTATAACCAAGAGGGAGGTCCATTTTTTGCAGGTGCTACTACCGATAACATGGGCAATAAAAATTTTAATGTAGGAGCTAAATGGTCATGGGGACAACCAGACCAACCAGTTAATACTTTGTCTTATGACGATCTTATATACGGACAGAATCTAAGACACGGAGGACTAGCAGGTTTATTATAATGGCAAAAATTGTACAATCATTAACTAGAGCTGAGGAAGAATACAGCAGATCTAACCTACAATCATTGGTCAGGGACCTTGATGGTGTAATAACAAAATTAAACTCTTCATTTCAAGATGAAGTTAAACAAGAGATAGAAGCTAAAAGCTTCTTTCTAGATTCATAATGGCAGTAGTAAACGAATATAAATTTTACGGTAAAACTGTAACAGCAGCTGAAAGTAATAACTTATTAGAGCCAGGAGATAACGAAACTATTATTGTTAAGTCTCTTCATGTTACTAATAAATCAGGATCTAATACTCCTACAATAACTATTACTAATAATGCTTTTGAAGTTATACATACACAGACATTATCCACTGCAGCTAGTGTAGAAATACTAACAAATCCTATGATAGTAGAAGGGGGTAAAGTATTAGCTGCTACTACAGCAGGAACTGTAAGTGACGGGGTAGTTATTACCATAAGTTATTTAAACATTAAAAAGGAGAGGGTAGACTAATGGAAATTAAAAATGCAGAAGTAGAATTAACTTATAGACATAAGGAAAATGGCGAGGTTTTTAAGGAAAGAAAAGAGTGGGAATCTAAGGGTTATAAGAATGAGGACATGGCACAAGATGTAAAAGTCATCATGCCACCTCTTGATTTAATGAGTAAAACGTAATAAGCTAGGAGATTAAGGTAAAATTATGGCAATTTCAAGAATGCAAGAACCCCAACAGATACAAGGCGGCTTAGGAAGTCTACAAGATCCAAGACAAAATTATGGATTAGGTAAGCTAGTTAAGAAAGCTGTTCGTGGTGTTAAGAAAATTGTTAAAAGCCCACTAGGTAAAGCTGCCATCCTTGGTGGCTTAGGTATGTATGGTATGGGAGCAGGAGGTTTTGGAAATTTAAAAGGTGCCGGTTTTCTTAGAAATTTAATGGGAAGTAAAATGTCCCTAGGAAAATCTCTACATGGTGGCTCTGGTGGAATTTGGAACATAATTAAAGGCGGAGCTAATAAACTTTTAAACCCATGGCAAAGTGGACAGTTCAGCGGTAAACATGCAT